GTGTTAACTAGATCGCCTTCGCTGGTGACGCTGCCGTTAATTGTTAGGTTGATCGTCGTTCCGCCCATTGATCCCATCTGGCCTAGTGGGATTACTGCTTCTGGCCCTGCTTCACCGATCATTGCAAGTGTCGGTGAATTTACGATGCCACCTGCTGCCATAAATAGGGGGAGGTTCTTTTTAAGGTAGCCCGGCAAACTGTCACCAAAACCGCCACCGTCACTGCCACCTGCAGCTGCTGCTGCTGCTGCTGCTGCTGCTGCGTCTGCTCCCTTAGCAATCTCAGCGGCTATTGCCTCACTTGCAGCGACACCTGCAGCTGCCGCTGCTGCCGCTGCTTCTGCGGCCGCAGCTGCTGCTTCGGCAATGGCAACGATCTCTTCATTACTTGCGCCAGGTGCAAAGGTTGGCGCTTTAATAACAATGCCACTAGCTGCATTCGCTGCTGCGGCATAATTTCCAGCCGCTGTAGTTGCTGCAATCCAAGCGCCTGCTGCGGCATCTGCACCGGCGGTGATGCTAGGGTCAAATTCAAAAGTGCTGCCCTCAACAAACATTTTGTAAATGTCAGCATCGCCGTAGGCTGCAATCCAAGCATCGCTGATCGAGATCGGGCCATCAAGATTCTTTTCTTCAAAACCAAAGTCTTCCAGGATCTTCTTTGCGTATGCCATTGCTTCGTCAATTGTAAGACCCCACTTGTCGGCAAGTCCTACTATCTCGCTGTAGTCAATCTTTCCGTCATCGGCGGCTGCGAATACCAATGCATAATCTGTTACCGCTTTGCTTGTAAAGCCCCATTGAGTTTGGAGTTTGCCAATTTCCTCTGGTGATAAATAACCGTCATTTAACGCTTCGAAGAAGGATAGGTACTTCGCTGCTTGCTCGTATGTGACTCCCCATTGCTCCGCCAGAGCTGCTACATCAACGGCGCTAACCTTGTTGTCTTGTATTGAGATTATTGATTGCACATAAAGTTGCGCTGCGTTTGTAGTGATTCCCCATTTCAGAGCAAGCACATCAAATTCTTGAGGCGTAATCTTGGCATCGCCAAGTGCTCCAAGTATGTCGTTATATCGTTGCGCTGCTTTGGCTGCTTCATCCGCTGCGGCTCTGGCTTGCAGTAGCTGCGCGATTCTTTGTCCTTCTGCAATATTGCCTTGTCTAACTAAATTCAGGCGAGCTGCTTCTAATTGAGTTGGATCAGTTTCGGATGTAGGGGCAAATCCTGAGAGTTTTTTAATTGCTGCTTGTAAACCAAGAACCAGTTTCTGTTCTTTGGTAAGCGCCTTTGATGCACCTGTTGCTTTGCCCAGATCTATATTCATTCCTTTTAGATTTTTAAGGAAGTCAGCAGTCGTTCCGTTTAATCCTTCAAATGAAAATTCTAGATCCTTGCCAGTTGTTTCAAGTTTGTCCATCGCGTTATTGGCGGTTCTAACGGCTAGATAAAGTCCACCGAGTGTCGCTGTGAAGGCTGCTACTCCGGCTACGGCTGCGGCTACGGAGATTCCACCTGTTGCTGCTGCCTGTGCCGCTGCCGCCGCCAGTGCTGCTGCTCGGATTGCTTTGTATGCTTTTACGAGTGCTTGTATTGCTGTCACGAATGCGATGACTTTGGCGGCTACGAATGTTGCTGCAAAGATCGCACCGAGTGCTGTAAAGATTGTTTTGTTTTTTGCAACAAAGGAGAACACTTTAAATATAACAAAGCCAAATCCAACGACGGCTTTGATCGCGGCGGTGAATACTGCTATGAGTTTGTCGCCGTTCTCGGCAAGCCATCCCTGAATTGCTGGGATGATCTTCGTTACGATAATTGTGAATAATTCTTCCATCACTGGCATGAGTGCTGTGCCTAGTGTTTCCTTTGCTTCGTCGAAAGCAATGTTCAAGCGTTTCATTCTGAATTCGAATGTGTTTGCCCTTGTTGCAGCTGCTCCGCCGAATGTCTTTGCTGTCAAAGCAAGTACGGCGTTTAGGTCTTTGGATTTGACCATTGCGTCGGTAATTGGAACGCCTAGATTCTTTAGGGCTTTGTAGTTGCCCTGTAGCGCCTTCGTTACTGCGTTTGTGCCTGCAGTAAGATCTACGCTTCCGCCGGCTGAGACATCCAGAGCTAGTCCGAGAAGGCCCTGGGCGGTTGCCACGCTTCCTGTCATTGAGGCTAGTTTTGCCAGCGCCGGGCGAAGTTCGTCATCAACGACTCCGAATGCTCGCTGAGTCTGATCAATATATGCTTCTGTTGCGGCTATCGCTGCGTCTGTTGCCCCTGTTGTATTTCGTAGAGAATTGGCTAGTAGCGCCTGGGACTTCTCATCGGCTATGGCTGCCTTGACGGAATCGATTCCGATCTTGATCGCAAATGCCGCGCTTGCCGCAGCTGCTAGTCCAAATGCCTTGCCTACTTTGCCGGCAAATTTGTCAAAGGATTTTCCCAGTTTGTTAATGTCTCTGGCTGCTGCGCGGCTGCCCTTGTCTGAGTATTGGGTAATGATCCGGGCTATTACTGCTCCTACTGCCACTTGGATTATCCCTTCTCTTTATTCAGATTGGCTTGCAATATCTTCTTTGCGTCTTCCATTGCGTTTCTTACGTTGCGAAGGATTCTATCTGAGTCGCGATCGACGACGGCCCAAATGCCACGTGATGCGCCCTTGAATCTTTCGTTGAGCACGCCGATCATGTTTCGGCCCCTGCCTTCGCCTGAGCTGCGTCGTCCTGCTACTTCCCAGATTGCACCTGCTGCGCTCTTCTGGGTTAGCGCTCCGGCGCTGGTCGTATAATCAGCTCTGACTTTGCCCTGGGATCTGGTCTTGACGATGCCCTGGCGAATGGTTCCGGCTTCCCATGCTGGCCAGCCTGCGCCACCGCGTGTCTTGCCATTGGTTGCGGCTACGGTGCGCCAGCCACTCATTGGCGGCTTGTCTTCTATCTTTCCGCGTGCGTCAGATTCGGCTAGGGACAGCTCGTCATTTATTACTTTATTCAAACGACGAGCTGCCGCCTTGTCGAACTTCTTTAGAGCGTCGGTGGTTTCTTTGATGCCGGAAATTACTACTGCATTATCCGCCATGCTTCTTTGCCGCCTTTGCTCGTTCTTTCAGGTAAATCACGATTGCTTCTAGTATGCCGTCTGGTGCATCTAGCAGGCTTATCGGGTCAATGCCTGTCTCCACAGAAACTGCTGCTATTGAATAGGTCAGGCTGTCTCTGTGGATTCGGAATTTGGGTCAGTGTCCAGCGATACAGCTTCTAGCGTATCAAGGAAGTCTGGCCCGAACGGTTTTACTACTTTACCGTTTGCGCGAAGTGCGAGCCAACCTAAATAATAGATGTGCTCTAACTTCTGTTCTTCGCCAAGAAGTTTGGCGAGTCCTTTTCCGTACTTCTGTTCAAAGTCAACGATGAGTCTTGGTCGCAATGAATATGTTGCTTCCACTCCGTCTGTTGTTTTTACTTTGATCTGCAATCCGTCCATCTGAGTTCCCCCTTATTGGTTTAGGCTGTTGTCTTTGTGATTGCGCCGGAGATCGGCCATGTAACACTTGCTGTTGCTAGTTCACCAACGGATCCGTTTAGCGGAGTCCATTCTGAAACTAGAGCAGAAAATGCGTATTGCGGATTTACTGTGCTTGTTGTTGTATTGACTGGTTTTGCAGAAATTGTAACTGCTGTTCCAAGTAGTGGGTAGATTATTTGCTCAACGCTGCTTGTTGCGTAGTCCTGGTGAAATTCAAGACTTACAGAATTGTCTGCTAATCCGGCAATACGTGTCTTCGCGGTGTTTCCGAAAGCAGTGGTTTCGACAATGTCAAATGTCGTATTGATTGTGATTGACGCAATATGGTCGCTGAGATCGTTGGTTCCGAACACAACGTACGCGTTTGTTAGAACGACTCTGGCCATTATACGACCGCCTTTGTGATTGCACCGGTTATTGGCCATGTCACGCTTGCTGTTGCTAATTCACCAACGGATCCGTTTAGCGGAGTCCATTCTGAAATAACAGCGCTTGCGGTGTATGACGGATTTAGTGCGCCTGTTACTGAACCGTTTGGTTTAACAATTACTGTCGCTACTGTTCCCAGTAATGGATAGATTGTCTGCTCTACTTCGCTTGTTGCGTAGTCTTGATGGAATTCCAGTGCTACTGAATTATCCGTCAATCCTGCAAGGCGAGTCTTAGCTGCTGTGGATGAGAACGCTGTTGTTTCAACAACGTCGAATGTCGAATTGAGTGTTACTGATGCGACCAAATCGCTCAGATCCACTCCACCGACAGATATGAATGCGTTAGTTAGGACTAAGCGTGCCATTATGCGGTCGCTCCTTCTTTGGTTTCTTGTTTGATGGATGATACTACTGTTTGTGCTGTTGTTTCTGTTCCTGCTATTGCTTTGATGTGGTTGCCAGCAATCAGAGTTTCTGCGCTGACACCTGCGTCTTGCAATTCTTTGTTTGTGAGCGAATCGCCCTTTTGTTTTCCGCAGACATTTTTGTCTGAAATTATCGTGTATGACATTGGTTCTCCTATCCCCAAATCGTTAGACGGTATCGGTAAGAAAGGAACAGATTGTCCTGCGAGGTATAGGTTCCGGATTCGGCTCCTGTTACTCGCAAAGTGTTTACTGTTCCGCCAAGCGTTCTGTCTCCTTCGATCGCTGTTTTTATTGAGCTGGAGCCGGAGCCTGCTAGGTATGCATCGAGCTTGTCCTGCCCTGCTCTATCTGAGAAGCGCTGGACGATCACATAAATATCAACGTTTGCCTGGTCTAGCCCTCTGGCGTTATCGATATCGAATGTGAAATCTAGTTGTCCTACGACCGCGCATGGTGGCGTCGGTGTTTCTGGTATCAGGTCATATACGCGTAGCCCTGTGATCGTCTGCAAGCGTGTTTTCAGACCGTCTCGGACTTGGCTTGGGTTCATCTACTTGGCCAGTCCGTTATTCTTCTTAAATGGGCGCAGGAGGGTTTCTACGTCTGCGTCTAGTTTGGCGCTGAGTCGTACTGTGCCTAAGTCCGGGCTTCCTGCTATTCCAAATGGCGACTGGCGTCTGGTGAATAGCCGAGCTGCCTGGATCAGCGTTGCCATGTTGACTTCGGCTGGTACGGCTGCCCATCCCCAGATTCCGGTGATCTTGCATGCCTGGGGTAAATAATAAGGCCAGACGTATCGGCCGATTGCGAGGATGCGGTTGACTGGCCATCCGCGCTGTGGGTTATTTACTGGCTCTAGCATGTAGTCACTCGTTGCCCAGACGGTATTGTATGTCTGGTTAAAGTTGTCGTCTGTTGCCACCTGGGTGATCGTGTAGTTATCGTCCATGTTCATCGTCCAGGGATCGAGTGGGGTGTAGTAGCG